GACCAAGCCAGAATGCATGGAACTTCCCCGTACCTTCACATCGTCCGCATGATATTAATAATAATCGTTAACTTCATTATTATTTTACTTGTATCATTGATGTTAGGCTTTCTATGCATTCCACAATTCCATAAGATCGACCCCATCATCCACCTGGAGACATTATATGTCCATTTGGAATGACCCTCATTACAGAAGTGAGCCGCTCATTGTCGTGTCAGAGTACCTGCGAAGAAATCTGTACAATCACCCGAATGTCCACGCTTTATGTGACTTTAATGTGGACGATTACGGTATCTTTCCTTGCTCTGCTCCTGTGGGTAATTTCAAAGCCTCGATTCTGGATGGACACGCCCGCGCTGACAACCTTGCCTACAAGTTCGGTCGAAAGTTTGACGTATCCTTCTCGAAACGCTTCGAGCTATTACCCGAGCCAACCTTCGGACTCGATGCAGTCTACAAGCTCTACAACAGAATCTTTGACGGAACCCTCCAGTTCAAGTTGGAGTTTGACTCAGAAGAAATCAAGAACTTCTGCAGCAAGTTTCTCCGAGCGTATGGCCCATCCAGCTACAGTTCCCCGTCTACTTGGGAGCAGTTCTCCGACCGGGTTGTCAAGGACTGGGATGACAAAGACAAACAGACTGCACTCTATTGGTATCAACAGTCCGAGGCAGTCAGGCATCTCACAGTTGCAGGCGCTCTCAAGTCAAACAGGCGATTCCACCGCAATGCTAAGAACAAGAAAGAGCCTATTCCTTTCCTCGATTGCCAAGCCATCTTCGGGTGCAAGGAAAGAGACTCAGATTGGAAAGCCTACAGGTTCGCGAGCATCACAATTCTGGAGTACAATCCAAAGCGAGGAAAATTGATTAAGCCGAAGCCCAAATCCTATGTATTACTAAACAAAGACATCACTCGCCTTGCCCAGTTACTTGAATCCACCGGAAAGGTTGTACATTACTTTACAAATTATGCAGACACTATGAATTCTCTTTCTTCTCGCCTTTTATCTTCCGCTTTTGAAATACTAACCTGGTTAACTGAATCGTTCGAGAACAACCCCAAAAATGAGCTCAACAGCATCTGTAGGAGCATGGACATTGCATACAACACGTACCTTGCTAGCATTGCTGGTGACTTGTCCCAACGTTCCTATGAAGAGCAGATCACCAAAGGGCATAATGGACTATACGACAAAGTCTTCCCCTTGGATAAGATGGTATCCTTACTAGCTACTTACAAGCCCCGTGAAGCCCTTGAGTTAGCCTCTATCAGGAAGATTCTCCCAGTCCCTGACTTCTGCATTTATTCTGCCCAGTACAAGAGCTACAAGATGCACATGAACCCGTTTACTCAAATCCCACACCCCGATCCAGAAGCCAACTGGGAAGACTTTGTCCTTTATTGGGAGCATAGCATGATTAGAAACTATTTCATGCGCCACAAGGTCTGCCCCGGAAGGATCAAAGAAGGAGTGACGCACAAGGAATGGCACAACCACTATCCCTATGTTGAGCCCAAGCGCGTGCCATACAAGGACATCAAGGACATAGACTGGGAAGCAACCTTTATCTGGACAGACTACCAATTTGCAGAGCATGAATTGAAGAAAGACAAGACCACTGCTCCCAAAAATGTCCCCATAGATCTCACGTCTGATGAATTGAGAGACTACCCCATAACTGAAAGGAACCAGATAGCTTCATTCATATGCAACCCACAAGCGCCAACGTTGCCTGACTTGAGAGAAAAGGTCCTCAATAACATGGAAGATTGGGATTACGTGCACTTGAACGCGATCAAGCCTGAGGCCAAGAAAGAAGACGGTAGGATGTTTAGCATGGCAAATGACCACCAGAGAGCCTTGATGTCAGAGAAAGAGGCAAATGTAGATGCCTATTTGATCCATAAGCCCGGGAACTCTTCAGGCATCTCTGACATGGACTTGGCCCGTCAAATGCTTGACATTGCATCCTTGGAACCTGGAGCTGGCATCAAAGTCCGTATATCCTTTGACCTAGAAAAGTGGTCTCCACGGATGAATAGGAAGTTGAAACAAGAATCCTATAGAATATGGTCATATGCTTTCGGTTTACCTCACATCCAGAAGCTCATGAAAGTTGTCGATGGTTCTAGGATGGCATTTATCAAGCACGATGTCCATCACGAGTATCGGAATACTGGAGCTGACCTGGAAGGTTATGATGCCAAGACCAACACAGCTATGCACATAGAAGTCATGGGTTATGCTGTGAATGTGGCCAGGCGACAGGGTAAGCTCAAGAAAGGTGTAAAGCTCTTAGCCTTGATTGATGACGGAGGTGCTTCCCTACAATTCGACTATGGTACCAGCAATGAGGAGATATTGGATTGCATCAAGGTGATAGAACAGACCTATAACATGGTTGGCCTTAGGTTGTCTTGGGACAAAACATTCGTGTCTACAAAGTTGTTCCAATACCTGAATGAAGTCTATTACAATGGATTCAAAGTGACCCCTGGGTTGAAAGCGTTCCTTCGAGTGGGCAAAGACGTAGATATGCCAGCAAAGACGATTGCAGATGATTTAGATGCGATCGCTGGCCAGATCCAAGGGGGCATCAAAGCTGGTTCGTCATTTGCTATGAGCTTTGCAGCATACTCCTTCGAAGTGTTCCGAACGTTAAAACGCTGGGGTAGGTACAAAGTCGTGATCTCTGACTCTCACGTTCTTATGTGTCTTCTCCCGATCGCTCATGGGGGTATTGGTGTTAGGTCTATGTTGCAACTTGCGACTAACGAATCTTTCAACCCAGTAGTTGCCGCAATAGGGAACTTGAAAGCTTTCGTGCACTATTACCCCCAAAACCGTGAGACCGTAAATCAGATCCTCAACATGCCAGTTAGAACCATGACTGCCGAGAACTTCCTCCGTGCACCTGCCTCTATCCGAGCTGAAGCCACTACCTTGAACTTGCAACGTTTTGCGAATGTAATGAGATCCTGGATCTTTAGTAATGCCAAGAACCCGTTTATCCTGTCTGTCTTGGCGGCTACTGAGAAACAGTCCTCTATTGCGTTGGCCGAGCGGATTAAGTCCATGCCTGCAGTGACCTCCTTTGCTTTGAAAGAGTTGGCAAACTTGAGGCCAGAAGCTGCTGTAGACACGTTGATTGGCAAGTTGCAGCGTTCACAAACGGCAGCATCACTTCTGGGGTTCAAGACTACATTAAGGATACTAACTGCGAACAGGTACCAAGCTTCACAATTGATAGCAGCATATGAAGGGAGCAAGAGGGTGCAGCAGATGCAATTCAGGAAATAGTTGGAGATGGAGTGAATCAAGGTGAAAGAAAAGCACTTGACAAAACATGACTGGTACATCCAGCAACCCAGAAGCGGGAAGATTGTTGTGTACTGGTCTATCTGTGTATAGAAAACACTCATGGTGACCCCTTCCAAGATTAGCATTATTCCTCTGAACAATAACAAGAGCGATAAAAATATAATGTATAATCAATGGACCAGGTCGATAAAATATTAAGAATTCTGTTGGTACGTCTTGATGGCTTTGGCTCGTTGATTCGCGTGCTTTTGCT